CCTGATAGGTCACGATCACATCTGCGGCATACACAGGAGTCTTGTCGGAGGCTTCGCCCCAGATCTGTGCCTCGATGTGCTTGTCCTGCTGTTTGTTGGACACGGTATGGATGCTCTGGACAAACGGAATGGTGAAGTTGAGCTTGCCACTCTGGATGGTGGCCTCCTGAATCTGGCCGAAGCTGGTCTTCACGCCCGTGTAGCCGGTTGGCACGATGGTCACCGACTGGAACAGCAGGAAGGCCACGAAGATGACAGTGAACAGGGAAAATACACGATGCTTTTTCATATTGAAAATCTCCTTATACAATAATGTAGAAAGCAGAGCCGAAGCCCTGCCTCGGTTTATCAGCCCTGAGGATCAGTCTCCTCAGTCACCACACTGGAGGCCTCTGCCTGCGGCTCATAGACCTTCTCGTACCACTTGTTGTAGACATCGTCGCTGGTGTTGGTGCCGGTCTTGGCCTTGACATAACCGTTTGCCAGCGGCGTTGCCTGCAAGGTCAGGGTGTCGGTCTTGACCTCCTTGCTGTCCTCGTTGGTATCACCTTCGATGGACGGACGGCTTGCCACACAGTTGTACATAACGTGGCGGATATGCCGCTGGTCGCCATCGAACTCGAACAGGAACGCGAAATGCTCCAGTTCTGCGTTGGCGTTTTCCGCCAGAACGCCGTTGCCATCCAGTTCCTCGTGCATGATATCTGTGAGGAAGGACTCCGGAATCAGGGCGATTTCCAGATCACCCTCATAGCCGGAGTTGTTATTCACGACATAGTAGGCGATGTTGTCCGCATAGAACGGTTCGATCTCACCATTGGCATCCAGGGACAGACTGACTGCACCGGGAATGCGTACCGGGGTATCGTAGGTAACGCCGCCGTCCTCGTCAAAGGTTGCCTTGGCGTAATGGCAGTTTTTCAGGCCATACTTGACCTTGTTGCTTTTCTTGCCCATTGCTTTCTCCTCTCGTGAAAAAAGCCCTGCGGCTGACTTAGACAGTCAGCTCATACAGGACTTCATACATCTTCTCCGTCTCGATCCAAACCTCACTCTTTTCATAAAAGAGTTCATGTTCGGTCAGGACTTCTTCGATTGCTGCCTCCGTATCCGGATCTTTGTAATCGGTGTACACCTCGATAGCCAGCCGATTGAAATGGTGGTACACGAGGTTGTCTGCGCCGAAGTTCTTCGCTCTCGGGTACAGGAAACAGATGAACGGTGGATCGGGACTCTCCCCTTCTGCGAAATGGTCATACGCATAGGGCAGCCCCATTTCTTCCACCATTGCCTTGACTTCTGCGTGGGTCATGGTGCCTCCTACTTCAGTGCTTTCTCGATGAGGCTTTGGAGCAGCTCGACACCCTCCTGCTCGGCAGGAGCAATGTGCGGTCTTGCCGCCACACGCCCACCGCCGCGCTTGGCGTGCCCATTTTCCAAAAGGTGCGCCAATTGGTATCGGTCCTTGGAATGGACGACCATCTGGAGGCTCTGGCTGGATTCTTCCTGTTTTGTTGCCACCCAACTGGATTTATACCGCCCTGTCCGAGACGGTGCGCCTGTCTCGATTTGTTCCTTGACCGTCTTGGCCGACTTTCGAACAGCCCGTTTGACCTCGAAGGATGCCAGCTTTGCATATTCCTGCAAGCCTTCATTGATGGCTTCTGCCATCCCGTCAATGCTCACGGTCTTGCTCATTTCTGCCTCCGTTCCAGCCTGCAATGCAGCTTTGTGGTTTTCTTGTTGTAGTTCATGGGGTCAACTGACGTTATGTCATAAAGCTCACCACGAAACAGTACCCGGAACCCGGTGGAGGTCAATTTATTGACCTCACTGCACCATCGCACCGTGAACACCACGCTTTTCTGCTCGGCTGTGACTTCACCTTCATCCTCCTGCGCCTCATAGGTCGAAGCGTAGGCGAAGCAGGTGTAATAATCCACCCATGCGTTCCGATGATTTCCGACCTTATCGGTCATGTGCTTACTTTGCTGGATTGTGATCCTCTCGTTCAGCTTATCGATCATCAGAACACCCCCTCCCTCACAGCGAACAGAATGGAACGAAGCGTCAGCATCAACTGCTTATGGTCCGCTTCGTCCCGGTGCTCGTACAAATAGCCCAGTGCATACAGAATTGCCACACGGCAAGTGCTGCGGAGGGCTTCCAGCTCCCTCGTCGGTGTGACCCCGTTCTCGGCATCCCGGTCAGCGGCATTGACTGCCTCCCACTGGTCATCTGAAAGCCGGCCCACATCCTTGCACATCTGCTCGGCCGAGGAAAGCAGGATACCGATCAGGGCATCTTCATCCCCGCTGTCCACGCGCAGATAGGTCTTCGCTTCAAAAAGCGGGATCAGTGCCATGATCGGTCATCCCCCTCTCTTATCAGCCGCCGGCAGCCATCTGGAGGAGCTGCACGGACTCGGGCAGGATCAGCTTGCCATCGACACGCTGAGTGGTCAGGAAGCCGACCTGATCCGTGCGGGCATACAGCTCGTTCAGGCGACGGAAAGTGCGGTTCTGGCGGTCAGCCACCCAGTAGTAGCTGTAGTCACCAAAGGCCATGACCTTGTTGCCGCCCTTGATCTCCGGCATGAAGGCGGAGGTCTTCAGAGGACGGTTCAGCAGAGTATCGGGCTTGCCGATCTCCAGACCCGGCTTCCAGATATAGTTGCCGTTGTTGTCCTTGATGGTCATCAGCTGCAGCACCAGTGCCTCGTTGCAGAGGAACTGCGCCTTCTTGCGATAAGGAGCCTTCAGCGCATAGTACAGCTTGAAGATCTCATCAAAGGTGACAGCATCCTGCTTGGCAGCCTTGACACCGACCTTTGCGCCGCCGGTCTCAGCCAGCAGACCCAGAGGCTTACCAACACCGTCACCGGTGATGAAGGCGCGCTCCTCCGCATTGCCCATACGCACACCGAAACGGCGGGCAATATAGGTGGCGAGGTCAAAGGCGGAGTCGTTCAGCAGCTCGTTGGAGATCTTGATCATGGTACCCAGCTTGTAAGCGGACAGCATGGTCTGACCGAAGGTCGCATCGCTTTCGGGGATCTCCTCGCCCTCATCGATCCAGCTTGCCTCGCCGGTATCCTCTGCAATGGGAATCTTGCGGGTGCCGGAGCTGGTACGGATGACAGTCGCCATGCCACGGAAGATGTTGTTCTCCTCCAGTGCCTCCACCAGCTTCTTTTCGAACTCATCGGGAACGGTAAAGCCGCCCTCGGTATCCTCGCCCACAGACAGAGCGTTGCGGACCTCGCCGTAGTGACCACGGTTGCGGATCATGTTCCAGAAGTTCTCGGCGTACTCGGCAGTGGCAGTCGGCTTTACATCCTTCTTTGCACCGTTCTTAGGATCGGCATGGACGGGGTTGGAAGTGGGCGCAGACAGCTGTGCCTCGATCTGTGCCTGCTGTTCCAGCCGCTCGATCTCAGTACCCAGGTCCTTGACCTCCTGTGCCATCTTGTTGTACTGCTCCACAGCCTCGGCCTTGACCAGACCGTTATCGCCGCGGTTCTTTTCCAGGAAATCCTTGGTCTGCTCCCAGAGGGTATTGCGCTTGGTGCGCAGTTCCAGAATCTTACTCATAGTGTTGTACCTCCATGAATTTCGTGTTTTCGGCATGAAAAAAGCCGGGGCGCATCATTTCATGCACTCCAGCTGTTTCATCAGGACGTTATAGGAGTAATCCCCTTCCTCCGTCTTTCCGTCCATGTCAAGGACAGGACCGGCTTCCGCAGGGAGATCACTGGGCGGCTCCGTTTGAGCCGCAGGGGTATCAGGCTTGACTCCCAGACGATTCAGGACGATTAGATCCATCTGACGGCTGGAGAAAAGGTGCCCTGCCGTATCCTGTTGGAACGGCTTCTTTTCTTCGCCCTCGCCCGGTTCTTCATCGGGAGTCTTCTCCGGCTTATCGGGGTTCACCGGGTCACTGTCAGGTTCATCCTCTTTCTTTGAGAAAAGGATTTCATCCGCAAAGCCCAATTCCACGGCTTTCTTCGCATTCATCCACGTTTCGTTGGACATGAGGTTTGCGATTCGGGCATGGGACAGGCCACTCTTGGATGCGTAGGCGTTGATGATGCTCTCCTTGACCTCGTTCAACACCTCGATAGCTTTCTCCATATCCTTGGTGTTCCCCATCGCAACGGTACTGGGGTCATGGATCATCAGCATAGCAACCGGGCTCATCTGGACGGTATCTCCGGCCATGGCAACAACGGACGCCGCAGATGCAGCAATCGCATCGATCTTGACCGTGATGCTGCCCTTGTAGTCCTTGAGCATGGTATAGATCTCGGCAGCAGCAAACACATTGCCGCCCGGGCTGTTGATCCAGACGGTCACATCACCCTCACCGGCATTCAGCTCATCCCGGAACATCTGCGGTGTAATTTCATCACCCCAGAAAGATTCCTCGTCGATGGGGCCTTCCAGCCGAAGGGTTCTGGTCTCGTCACTGTCCTTGATCCAGTTCCAGAACTTTTTCATATTGCTCTCCTTTCTTTCTGTCGTTTTGGCGTACTCTCACTCTGCCGGTTTTCGCTGTCAGGGGTTTCTTCCTCCGGCTGTGTCTGCTGAGGCTGATTCTGCTGGGCCGCGGCAGCCTTGTTCTGCTGCGCCAGTCCAGCATTCTTCAGCTTCACATAGCCACCGTTGAGGTAGTAGTCATCACCGCCCTGGTCAGCCGGGATCAGATCCATGTTTTCCAGACGATGGATATCGTTGGGAGACAGAAAACCATTGCTGATGCCGGTGGCATAGCCGTTCATCCGGCTCTGGTAGTCGCCGCGCAGCAGACCGTCCACATTGAACTTCGGAAAGTAGGTATCCTGCTCTTCCTCCAGCAGCAGATCCTTGATGATGCCCTGCTCAATGCGGACAAGCCACGGAGTCAGGGAATGCATCACGAAGTTCAGCGACTGGTATTCGATGTTGGAGAAGGTCGCATGGGACAGATCCGCTACCAGATGCGGAGGCACACGGAAAATGCGACATATCTCCGTGACGGAGAACTGCTTGGATTCAAGGAACTGACTGTCTTCCGGCGGCAGCGATACAGGCTTGTAGGTCATGCCTTCTTCGAGAACCGCCACACGATGGGCGTTGGCTGCGCCACCGTATGCCGCTTCCCAGTTATCCCGGACTCGGTTCGGGTCTTTCATGACGCCGGGATGTTCCAGCACACCGCTGGGCTGAGCGCCGTTCTTGAAGAACGCCGAGCCGTACTTATCCACCGCAATGG